AAACCTAGAGAATTAATGAAAGCACTCTGTGCATCTTTAGAATTCATTTTATTAATTAATGCAGAAATTTTATTTCTATTTCCTGCTGCATCCTCAACATACTTAAATATCCTTTTAACCTTTTCACTATTTATAGACTGATTCTTATCTACAATACCTGCGGCTCTTGCTCGCGTAGCAACAGCATTCATATACGAGCCTGATTCTTTAAAATCTAGATTAGGGAGCATTATATCATTTATAAAACGATTAGAAGCCCGCGTGAACTTCCACTCCCCGTTTGCATCTTTATAGCCTACATCATTTCTATCAGCTATCTTATGATCCTCACTAGTACCTTCACCATAGATCTGTAGATGTTTATTATCTGGTACCTCTTTACCTTGTACCTGTTCATATAAATTAGCTAAATCTGCTCTATTGTAATTCATGAATTAATATCTGTAGTTAAACCTAACGATCTTTTAGTATCGTTCGGGCTTATTTCAAGCATATTTTTAATATTTTCTAGAACATCTTTTGGTCTATCCTTCAGAAGAGTGGCCTGCAACTCCCTAGCAATGTTAGCCTCTGTGTCATCAGGTTTATGTAAAAAAGCTTTTACTACTAACTCGATAAGGTATCTCTCTCCCTCAGAAGTAAGTACTGCAGGTGCCGGCGCTGGTGGTTGTTCTGCTGCATCAGTAGCATCTACAGGCTCGAGCTCATCTTGCTCGATAAGTGTCTTCATATATTTTTCGAATAATCTATCAGTTTTCATTGTGCTGCTTTTGTTAATACTTGTTTAAGTTTTTTTGTAGACTTATGATGGTTTTGAAGCCTTTTCAAACGACTTTGCAATATTTAAAGCCGCCGCCGCCATTTTACGCTTTGCCATTCCCAATTTTCTACAAGTTGAACTTACCAGTTGTCCTCCTATACCTTGATCTGGTAAACTAGCAATTGCAGTTATAGCTTTTATTGAGTCTTTCATATTTTCTGCATCTTCTACAGGAGGAGCATTATCCACAACATGTAACTTACCATTAGACATTTCAACGAACTTAATAAAATTTTCATAGGAAGAACTGACGTTATCTGGTATAATAGCTGTAGCCATTAAGTTACCATCAACATCTTTGTATTCTACTTTGAAAGGACCTCTACCTTCATTCGGCGTGCTCTCTTCTACCAGTTTAAGAAATTTGCTCATGTATATATTTATGGAAGGAGAGATAATTTTATATTTATATTCTTCATAAGTTCAGCCTCCAGTTGCTGTAACTCATATCTTTTCAAAAAATTACGAAACTTACGGAAACTAACAGCAGATGCATCAACATTTGCAAAGGTTAAGTAATCTCTCTCACTTAAAAACGTCTTAAATGTATCATCTCCATACGTTACATTAGTAGGTAAAGCGTTAAATATACGTTTAACTAGTGTATTCTCTATCTTTTCGTTAATTTGATAATAGAACCACTTCTTGGTATGGTCTTTTGAGCAAATACTGATCAGTTTCTTAGTAATAAAGTGTATACCAAGCTTATTCTTATCTTTTCTACTGAGTTTAAGTTCATTCTCAGTAATATACCACGTATATTCATTGTAAGAGGCCTCTAACAGTCGATTTAAGTTAATAAAAACATAACCTCTGACGTTATCTTCTTCTTTTTCCAATTCGAACGTTGATAATTCCATTGTAATACTCATCTTTTAGTAAAACCTCACGTTCTACCTGTAGCTTCATCTCATTATAAGAGAGTTCCCATTTACTATCACAACTTATAAGTATTTCAAACTTAAACTTACCCTTTCCAAGCTCAATTATGTCTTTATTCAGCTCATTTGATGAAGAAGTGTAAGTTCTCCAATCAGTTTCAACGATTTGATGTCGTTTATTCTTCTTACCCTTGAGAGGTGGGCGTTTACGTACAGATTGACATTGCTTTTTACCAATATACTTACGATTATTAGTGAGATTTGTTATCACGTATATAAAACCGTACGGGATGGTATCTTCTGTAAGCAGTCCCTGCCAATGTCCTAGATCAGCCATTTTTTTATCCAAATACATTTAACCAAGCCGGAACCTTCAATAAATCCAACACCTTAACCTCTATAGTCTCTACGTCTTTTTTGATAGCTTTATGTAGTCTGTGATTACCATCCAACACCATACCATACTTACCTTTATTTTTTGTAATAATAATAGGATATTTTAAATTAGACCTCATAGCTCTTTTTAAAGTAGACTCTCTCTGCTCAGGAGTTTTTCTCTTTTCATTCTTAGAATGAATATCTAAATGAGCAATATCTTTTACAGGTATGGATTCGACAGGGGATACCTCTTTCTCTACCTCTTGCATTGTAACTGTAATATTACCATCAGACCATGTTGTATCTTCGTAACCAGGGTGTGTATCTTCTTCACCTTCTTCACCAGTTAGGAATACACCATCTATACCTTTTTTCTTTTTATCTTTCTTTTTCTTAGATGCAGAACCACTTCTGGTTTGTACACCACCTAACATCTTTGGCTTTCTTGCATCACCTGGTGCATATGTATCCGCAGAGTTAATCTGACTATCTGGATTAAAAATAGTACCACCTTGTGCCGCTGTTCCAAGAGCTCCCCCGCCTACAGACATATTTTCTTCAGCTAAATCCTCAGATAACAACTTAAAGAACTGAGATTCAAATTTACCTCTTGATTCTTGCATATTTATATTTATACTAAGTTTGTGGAATTGCTTAAAAAATTTATTGAAGATGTCGGTAAAGATCTTGTACTCGACGATTTTAATCTCAAGGAAGCACAAATGAGACTTCCAGCTCGTAAGCATTTTTGGGTTGCTAGATTGATGGAGGCTAAAATAAGAAGAGGTGAACTTACTAAAAAGAAGACTCAACTTAAGAAGAACATAACTAAAGAAGTAATAGCTACTTCACCAGTTAAAATAAGTCAATCATCTGCTGAACATGCTGCAGAACGGCATGAGAGTTTGCAAAATTTAACATCAAAAATATATGAATGCAATATGATCATTGAATATCTAGAGAAAGTAGAGAAGGTTATGGGTCAGATGGGGTTCGATATTAAGAACATTATAGATGTTCAAAAAATGGAGCAATTATAATATGATAAACTTTGATTATATAAAGGCATCCGGCAAACTTCATATTAGATGTGATGACTCGTCGCTATACGATAGTATACGTGAGCATTTTAGCGCAGAGAATGATGGAGCCCGGTTCGCGAGAAGGTTTAATAGGTTTGCTCCACGTAGAAAGTATGTAATTAGTAACTTAGGCTCATGTGAACTTGGATTATACTGGGATATACGACAGTATCTTATTAAGAATCAGATTAATATACAAGTTAACATTACACCTGCACTACAAAAAGCCATAGATGTTGGGTTAGATAAACCTATGCATAAAGATTTTGCTTTTGATTTACGTGAGTATCAAGAAGAAGTGATAGATAAAGCTATGAGACTTGGTAGAGGTACGTGTGTTCTTGGTACAGGTGCCGGAAAAACATTTACAACCGCAGCTCTAATAGAAAATTACTTTAGATATAGTCCGGATCCGGATACATTTAAGTGTATTATGCTTGTACCTGATCTAGGATTGGTTCAGCAGACGTATGAAGAGTTTGTAAACTGTGGAACAACATATAAGTTAACTAAATGGACTGGTAAAACAAAGCCAGACTTTACTGCAAATGTAATTATTGCTAATATAGGCATTATACAGAGTAGATTTGAGGATAATGATTGGATAAAGCATATAGATTTGCTAGTAGTAGATGAGTGTCACAAAATAACATCAGGTAATAAGATATCTAAGATAGTAAAGAAGATTAAAACCCCTAACAAATACGGATTTACGGGGACTTTACCTGAGAAACAAATAGATAAGTGGTCTATTATTGGTAAACTAGGTCCAGTTATCTATGAAAAATCGAGTTATGAACTTAGAATGGAAGATTATCTAGCAAATGTTAACGTTAAAGTACTTAAACTTAACTATAAAGATAAGATTCGCTACGAAACTCAGGATAGATATAGGGAAGAGTTAAACTTTATATATGAATCATTCGATCGTAACACGTTCTTAAGTAAGTTAGTAGGTAAACTACCGAATAATACTCTTATACTTGTTAATCACATCAAACATGGTGAAGCTTTAATGAATTACCTTAGTACCTTAGCGGATAAGCAGGTTTACTTCATAAGAGGTGAGGTAGATGTAGAAGAACGTGAAAAAATTAAAGGTATTATGGAAAGAGAGTGTAATGTTATATGTGTTGCTATTAGTGCTATCTTTTCTACTGGTGTTAACATCAAAAACCTTCATAATATTGTATTTGCAGCCGGTGGTAAGTCGTTCGTACGTACAGTTCAGTCAATCGGCCGCGGTTTACGTAAGCATGATAGTAAAAGCAAGCTAGTTATAATTGATATATGTGATAATCTGCCATATGGTATAAAACATAACGAAAAACGTAAGGAAATTTATGAATCTGAGAAAATACGTTATACAGAATCAACTGTAAATTTAACTTGACTTATTTAATAGATACCTTATAATTAATAAAATGTCCAAAGAGAAGAAAGCTGAATATTATATAGAACCTAAGATCTTTAAAGCGAGTTTAAGGAAATATTATGACTCTGATATTTTGACGGATGATCTCTCGGAGAATATTAAGAAGATTGCTTATGGTTTGAGTTATAACTCGTCGTTTATTAATTATTCCTACAAAGATGATATGATTGGTGATGCATTGATTAAAATGTATTCGGCTCTCAAATATAAGAAGTATAAATTTGAGAATAACTCTAATCCATTTTCTTATTTTACGACAATAGCATACCATGCCTTTATCAATCGAATTAAGAAAGAGAAAAAGCATCATGAAGCTTTAAAATCTTATAAAGAGCAGGTTTATGAAGACTATATGTCCGATCCAAACAATACACATGGTCATGTTTATGTAAAACCTGTTGATGGTGATGATGATCCCGACGCTTAGAAAGCCTAAAGTAGCTATTATATCCGATCTCCACCTAGGTGTTCACTCTAACAGTACAGAGTGGCATAATTACGCCCTAGAGTGGGCTAATTGGTTTAGAGAAGAATGTCTTCGTAATAAGATCGAAGACATTATATTCTGCGGTGACTGGCATCATAATAGAAGTGAAATATCAGTCAATACGTTACAAATATCTGCCGATATATTGGACATCTTATCGGAGTTTAACGTTATTGCAATAACTGGTAATCATGATATTTACTACAAACATAGAACAGATGTAAATTCGCTCTCTATTTTTAAGAATAGAAAAAATGTAACTGTTTTAGAGCAGTACCAGACTTTAGAGGCGTATGATCGTATGTTATCGTTCTGTCCGTGGAATACAGACGTAAAGAATATTGAAGAGAGTGACATTATATTCGGTCATTTTGAGATTGAGACGTTTAAAATGAATACCTATAAGGTATGTGAAGAAGGTGTTAAGGTAAAGGATCTTTTAAAGAAGTCTAGCTTAATTATATCGGGACACTTCCACACAAGACATGAAAAGACCTTCGG